GATAACATAGCTACAGTTAACCTAGCTGATGGTGTGCCTTTAGCTAGTAACAGTCATCCGTTGGTTGACTCAGCGAGTACAAACGATACGCTAGCTGCTGCGGGTTCTATTGCTGACCCAGATAACCACATGGGCATGATTAACATGTTTTACGACTTCAAAAACCATGCTGGCGGTCCAATGATAGCAAGACCTAAGAAAGCGTTAACACACTATGTTAACCAGTTCACAGTAGAAGAAGTTTATGGTAGTACACTTAAAGCTAACGAAATGAGTAATACTAAAAATGTATTACCTAAATTAGCATGGAACTACTCAACATACATGAGTTCAAGGACAGCTTATATGATGTGGGATGATAAGTTCACTCATATTATTATGCAGTGGTTTGCTAGAACTATGTTTGATGCTGATACTGATAAAGTTTATACAAAAAATATGTATTTTAATGCTATGAGTATGTATAACTCAGGATGTTTACCATCTATCGGTATTGTTTACAATCCGGGTGCATAAGGAGGTATACTATGCCTAAGAATGTTATAGGAAGTACGCTCAGTACTTCATTTCATGGTTCTACAGACCATAAAATAATATCAAGTTCAGGCGCTATGTACTTTAGACATTTACAAGAAACTATAGCCTGGACAAGTGGTGGGCTTAGTCCATCATCTGCTAGTCCTTATGGGGTTACGTTTATCAGCATGACTGGTACTGACCCTTCGACTAGTCCATTGACGTTAACACTTGGAGCACCAGTACCAGGCTGTCATAAGATAGTTGTACTAGGGTCTACAGCTGCTTATATCAATACGGTTGATATAGACTTAGGTTCAGGCGTTAGAGTCGATGGTACAAGTGACGGAAGGTATATTGCCTTTTCATCTCTTGGAACAGATTATCAGTCCGTTAGTCTAGTTGGTTTAACAACAGCAAAATGGGCTGTAGTTGGTGTAAATAGTACAGTAGGACAGTTTAACGCAGCTAACGGAATTAGAGTATCAACAGCTGCAAGAACTAGTTAATATAAGGGCCTTTTGGTCCTTATATGTACTTGGAGGTTTAGCATTATGCAGAGACGTAATACGCTAAAAAAAGAAGGCGCTTATAGGATAAGAAGAAAGACTAGTTATATATTAGATACATTAAACATTGTTAGCTCGTGTGTATTAGGGTTTTCGTACTATAGGTTAACTAAATTATATACAGGGCCTTGTATGTTAGTTAAGCGAGCTAGCGACCTCGCTGAGCTATCAGTAGGTTTTGTAGGTGGTTATATAGATTATGCTGCTGTTTCTGCTTTTGGTGCAGGAACAGAAGTACGCTGCAAGACTTGGTATAATCAGAGTCAAGTGTTAAGTGTGCAAAATAGTGTACAAAGCTCTTGGAATAATATGCCAATTATATATGATGGTGGAGCATTTAGCAGTAATGGTATTAGAACATACACGAATGGATTTATGTCAATTCAAGATTATTCAGGTGTGCAATTGTTAGATTTTCCGATAACATTTTATACAAATACAACTCATGATAGCTCTATAACGGGTTATATTTTTTCAAAATCGCTGTCAGGACTAGCAAGTATGCAGTATGGCGTGTATAATGCCAGTGGAGCATTGAATATAGTGTTTGAGAACGCATCTAAAGCATCTGCTATAACGGCTGGATTACAAACCTACAAATGTATAGCAGATTGGGTAAATACAGGAGCTAATCAAATACTTGTAAATTTAAATAATATTGCGAGTTCAGGCACATATAACGGAACACTAACTAATAGACCTAATTTTTTTATAGGATGTAGGTCTAATTCAGCAGACGGTTTGACACAAAGCGCATTTTTTCTAGGCTATATAAAGTCTGTTTTAGTGTTTAACACTAATCAGTACAGTAATTACAATAATTTTGTAGCAGGAGGAATATAAGAATGACTTATAGTTTATACACAGCAGAAACAAAAGAACAAGCTTTACAAAAAGCTAATCAAAACTTAGCTACACTGAATGCAAACTATCAAGCAATATCTGGCGAATCTGAGGGTAACTTTTGTAATTCGCCAACAGAGCTTACAGCATCTCCATTAATTAACAATGTTACATATTACTATGGGTTTGAAGAGCCTATGCAGTGCATACAGCAAGGTTACACATGCGATTTGGTCGCAGAGTTTCAACAAAATTGGATACTGCCGGTAGAACCATAAAGCTAGGAGGTGGTCTAATTGTATAATAGGCCAATGTTTAGAAGAATACGTAGCATAGTAACAGAACGTGTTATATCTACGGGCGCTTCTACAGACTATAAATTAACTATTATAAATTCATCTAATATATGTACAGTACCAGGTAATACTACAAGGTCTTTCGGTACAAATTATGATGTTACTATAGAGGCTACATCTGGCGCTGTGTACATACTGCCAGAGTCAACAGCTGAACCTACGTCTAACAATGCTTTTAAAATACCAGAAGGTGGAATACTTGACTTAAAAGTTAAATCATTTTTGTCGATTAAGGGTGATTCTACAACAGCTAAAATGCAAGCGATTATATGGGATTAAGGAGTGGTAGCTGTACATCCGTTATAAAGGGGGTGAGCATGTGGCTACAATACAAAGCGTTATTGATTATGTAGATGAGGTAATACCTAATAAAATAAACTCTACAACTAAACTTAAGTTTGTCTCAGACCTTGTAGGCCGCGGTAGCGAGTTCTACAAGTTTAACTATGCCCTGGCTACTTATGAGTTTAAAGCTAGCTCTTCTAGTGCTGAATACAATTTACCGGCTGGTGTAAACGCGATGGATATAGTCTATGTAGGTGTGTCTGGAACTACTTATAACTCTACCAATCTAACTAAGTCTACGACTCCTTTTACTGAATACAAGTATGTAGGTATTGATGACTTAACAGCGGGTAAAACTGGTTGGAGCGATTATACGTCGCAGATAACTTTCGGTTCTAAATTCGATAATAGCTACCAGGCTAAGATAGTCTATAAGCCATACTACGGTGGGTATACAGCATCTTCAGACACAACAACTATCCTAGATGTAGATACGCCACTCATAGAGTATTTACAGGCTAAGGTAGCAGCTAAAGTATGTAAGTCAATGGCTTTTCCAAGAATAGACCTGGCAAACAACTATGAACTTGAAGCCAACGAAAAACTGGCTAAAGCTAGAACAAACTATTTCAGATACAAGAGAAAAACATCCAGGCAAAATATCTCATATAGGGATTGGTGGTAAACATGGCTTATTGGAATGAAATAGGAACTAAAAAAATCCAGGTATCTATGGCATTTGGTAAAGGCATAAACAGCTACAACGACCCGCTAGACATAGCAAACGACGAACTACTTGATAGCCTTAACATGTGCGCTGATGATTACCCAATGATTCGTACACGAAACGATAGAGCCAACGCAGCTTTGCCTCAGTCAACACAAGGTTTATATGGTATAGGCAATAGGGCAGGTAGTTATGTACATGTGCTAAACGGCAACACATGGCAATATGGCCTACCTGAGTCTACCGCATGGACAGAAATTTCAACGGCTATAACAGGCTTTGCCCAAGCGAGCTTTATAGAGTTCAATACTCAAACAGCCAAATATACCATACTGGCTCACTCTACCGGAACTGTGTATAACAGCTATTGGGATGGTACAACGTACTCTACCTTCGCAGACACTAACTGTCCGAGGTCCAACTTATACACTGTACATAGATACAGGCTTTATGGGGTTGATAATGACGGCAGGACTCTTAAGTACTCTGCACAGGGTTCTATAACAAACTGGACACTAAGCAACGACGCCGGATACATAGACATAACCGAAGCTAGAGGTAAGATAAAAGCTATAACCACTTATGCTGACCATCCGATTCTGTGGACTGACAACTCAATGCATGAAGTTTACGGCTCTGCGCCTGATAACTTCGAGCTGGTAAACGTCTCTAACAAAATAGGCTGCTGTTCCAGGTTCGCATACGCTGAATCAGACGGAAAGCTGTTTTGGATGGACTACACAGGTATATACATGTATACCGGAGGTCTGCCAAGACAGATAGCCTACAAGGCTAACGGACTACTAGAACGTATAAACTGGGTATATGCGCATCTGATATGTGCAGGGAGTAAAGGTCCTAAGATTTATTTCTCAGTACCGCTGGATGGTAGTACAGCTAATAACAGAATCATTGTTATCGATATCATAAACGAAAAGCGTGGCGCTAACTATACCGTATCCCTAGAGGATGGTAACTTCTTGGGGTACGTTAACATAGATGAGGAAGTATACGCTCTATCAGGAGCAGGCCATGTAGTGAACATGCACACTACAGGCAAGACAGGTCTTGATAACTCAACGGCTATTAACTGGTCTATGGAGACTAGACCGCTTACGGACGAGCTTTA